CTATACCTGCGCGAGGTGTTCGAACTGAAAATCAGCCGAGTATAGGGCAGTTCGTTATAGGGGCTTAGCTTGTAGTCATCTGCGGAGATAATCACACCGCCACGCTTCACCTGGGTGATCACCAGCGCGTCATCAATCAGCACAACCCCCGAGCCGTCATCATCGAACAGTCGAACAACATTGTCTGCAGTCGCGCCGAAGGCCTCGCAACCTTTGATGTAACCGCGTGTGAGATGGTCTACCGTACGAGCAGACGTGTTGAGAAGCAACTTGAAGCGGGGATCCTGTGAGTCGTCTTCCAAAGGAAAGTTGACCCGTTCCTTTAGCTCAGCTATCTCCGCGTAATCCGTGTCGGCCATGTAGCTCCTAGTTGCGCCTGGAAGGGCGGCTTACTACCGCCCTTATTCCACGTCTAATAACTATCGTTGCCGGCCTATACAGGCTGCTTGCGACCGCCCCTGAGTTCGACCACGGCACCGTACACGGCACCGGTGGCGGGGCTGCCGGTGACTGTGACCTTCACACGGATGTACCGCTTGGTGCCGATGTAGGACACCTTCTGGACGCTGTCGGTGGTTATGGCCACCAGCGGATCGCCGGCGAGATCACCGGCCGCCACCGTGCTGAAGGAGCTATTGTCGTTGCTCTCCTCGATGGTGGGGGTGTGTGCACCGTCGGTGCGGGTGCCGGCCGGGATGATAATCAGGTTTTGGCCGAAGTTGGCCAGGTCCACCCCAGTGCCGTTGGCGGTCGCAGTGCGAGCAGCCGGCGCGAGCGTGGTTACAACCTTGGTCGTGCTTTCTATCTCTGTGCGCATGTTCGTACTTTTCCTCCAGGGCCTGGCGACATCTACGGCCACCAGGCCCGATCTTCAAGGGTAGTTGCTACCCAGGTTATTCTCTTTCGGGTTAGGCCATCTTCAGGCGAGCAAAGGCCTCAGCCAATACAGGCTGCCCATCCACCGAAGCAGTGGCGATGTAGCCATTCTGGCGTGTCCGAGCATATAGCTCGGTCAGCACCTGGATCGCGAAGTTCATCGCATCGGCGATCCAGTAGTAGCTGAAGTCGCCCAGCGCTGCCACGTACTTGCCGGTGGAGACGTCACTCGGCGAGAACTCGCTGAGCTTGTAGGGCAGGCCCAGGATGGTGTCGGGAGTTGCACCACGAAGGTCCTGGTACAGGTACTCGCCCTGCGAGCTTTGGAGCTTCATCACCCTCTTCAGAACCTCGCGGTGAAGCGTCCACACAGCGCGCTTGTGGTACTGACCCTTGAGACTCATCTTGGTGTCGATGAAGTCATCGCCGTCCAGGACAGCCGCAGCAGCCGCAATCACGTCCCGGCTGGTGTCGATGCCGTCAGCCGAAGGCGTATAGATACCCAGGGGCTGGTTGGAACCGGAGCCGATCAGGAATGCCTTCTCCTGGGTTACACCGAACTTGTAGGCGATGCGCTGCGCCACGAAGCTGGCAGGGTCCATCTGAGCCTGCTGGAGCAACTTCTTCGAGATCTTCACTTCCTTGGTGAGATCGTAAGGGCGCAACTCGCGCTTGCCAAACATGTTGTTCAGCTCGTCAGTGTTGACAGTCCCGACCTCGCTGGTCCAGTCCGCATCACTAGGATCATTGTCCAGCGACGGCGCGCCCAAGGACTGAGCGTTCGGCACCTGGAACTTGGTAGCCAGCTCGCGCACGAACGTCTCGTCGTCGAGGAACTTGATCAGCACGGCCACGAACTGCTGAGGGGCAACCAGGAAGCCGCCCTGCGGATCGATGTTCGTCTGCAAGGCCTTCTGCTCGAAGACGTGCTGCTCTTCGGCTGTGAGAGATTTCTCGCCCGCAACCAGGAGCTTGTTGAACGCCTTGACGTGCAGGTCGTCGGCCGGGCTGGTGCCCGCACCATTACCGGGGTTGCGCTCGCCTGCGCCGCCCTTGATCTCGAAGTCGGCCGAGAGGCGCTTGGTCTCATCGACCGTGCCGAGCTGCGTGTTGAGCCTGGCGGCCTTCTCTTCGCGAGTGGCCTCCTCGAGCTTCTTGGTGGCCGCCTCGAAGAGGCGATCCACGGTCTGCTCAACGTCCGCGGGCATTGCCTTGCCGCGATACTCGTTGAGCTTGTCCTGGCCTTCCTTGTGCAACCGGGTTGCCTCGGCCTTAAGCTGGGCGATCTCTTCAGGTGTCATCGATTATTGTTCTCCTCTTTGAATAAGTAAGTTCTGAATGGTGTCTGCGCCCTATATCTGCAGGGCGATCTCTAATGCCTTCGACTTACGGAGCAAGCTAACAAAGCTCTTGTCTCCTTCATCCTCGGCTGCCTTGGACTTCGGTTGCGCCGCGACCAGGAGTTCGTCGATCATCTCCTTCAGCGGGTCTACCTGGTCCAGTCCGTCTCGCAGCGCCTGGAGCTTGTCCACGTTGGCCTGCGATAACATGCGCCCCTCCTTCTGACTGAGGAGCAGATCTATGCGTGCCTGCACACGAGGCGCTAATCCCTTGACCGCGTCACTCACGGCCTCCAGGTGGGCTGCCATGCCGGTCCCAGCACTCAGGCCGGACTTGGCAACCATTGCCCCATCTTCTCTGGCGACCGTACCCATGACGGTCGCAAACACGCGCGCTGTAAACTCGCTTAGAACTTCGTGCACCATAGCCGGCACGTCGAACGGGTTACCCGTTTCATCGGCCAGCTCTGCCATCCACTCGATGTCCCAGAGGACCGAGCACAGCACATCGAAAAGCGAGTAAAGAGAATTGTTCCGCTCGGCGTACCTCTCTTCGAAAAGACCTTTGACACTACGGGCACCGGAGGTAACATCAGCCAGGAGAGACTTCACACCACCGACGGCGGCCAGGGGATTGGCTGGGATGTTCACGATAGAGCCTTCATACAGGTCGATCTTCTTTAGCTCGCGGCCGGTGGTAATACCTTCGGCAATCAAGTTCTTATCTTCCATCGGCACGTAATCATGCTTGCGGGTGATATAGCCCATCGAGGCCTTCACGCTCTTGCCACGCTCGGTCCGCTCCTTCATCACAGTGCGCACTTCCTGGGCTTCGGGCGTGGAATGGAAGTCACCTTCAACCCAAAGGCCATAGTCGTCTTCATAGGCATTGCGCACTGTGGCGATAGGGAGGTTGCCATCCTTGTGTGCCCAAAGGATCATGCTATCGGTGACGAAGGCTGCTAGAGACTCGGCAAACGCACCCTTAACCGGCCGCTCCGGAATGGGTCTTACTCGGTCCCAGTTGCCCCAGGTGGCCAGGTACATGCCAAAGGAACCAGGGCCACTATCATCGCCCTTAAGCTCCAGCTTCGAGACTGTAAATTCCTTGCGCTCCAGCTTCATTCGTTACCCCTCAATGACCGGTTTCAATACCCTCGTGCAGCCTGGGTGTGCTATCGGATTGTCGCGCGCTTTTTCTAATGTCCAGCGTTGCCCGTTGGCCGAGGCACACTCGTCGTCACCGTCGCCGTCGAGCACGTCCACCTCTTTGACCCCAGCCTCTTCGTAAGCGTAGGTACCGCCCAGGTTATAGGCCGTGGTTGTCTCAGTCCTGGCAATCATCTCCGACCGGCTCCTGGCTCGGCTCTTATCTACCTTGCTATCGCTCTCCGGGGCCAGATCAGCCAGCCCTCTAAGCTGCTTGGCAAGTTCCTGGGGAGACCAACCTTCATCGGTCGCCTTCGATGCCAGCCTGCGGATCTCGTCTCGAGTAGTGTCCGCAACACCCCTGACCTTCGTGCCCAACTTGCCTATAGCCTTCTGCACCAACTTGTTCTTCTGGTCGAAAGACACATCAACCGGTAACAACTTGTTGGCATCGGTGTAGGCGATGCCGAATAAACCCTCGTAATGCGGCTGCATCAACTCTTCAACATCGTCTGCATCCGCGTCCCAGTCTTCGTCGTCCAGCAAATCGGCCGAAGCCTTATCTTCCTTGCCTGCCCGGGTTGCCACTCGCTTGTAGACACCTGTGAGGTGCGCTTCCAGATCGTCGGCTATATTTGCCTCAATCGATTCTTTTTTTTTGCTTCCGGCTGCCTTAGTGGCGAGTACGTCCAGATCTTTCTTCGTCGGCGAGCCTACTCCCACATCACCACCACCGAATGAGCCACCTGGTGAGGGGTCCGGCAAGATCACATCGCCACCTGGTATAGGCGACTTGCCCAGTTCCTGGCGGACTTCATTTAGTGTTAGATACCGCCCCGCACTAATTACCCGCTTCCATTTGGCGTCCGTACTCTCGTGGAGCGCATCGACCTTGCTGGTATCGAACCGGACAAGAACGTCGCCGCCGAACCTGGGCACTATGCTGGACTGGACCTCAGCCGCCACGGACCCCCACATCGGCACAATTAGCTGCATGTGGAAGGCTCTATTTGCCTCCTCGAAATTGCTATAAGTCGCATGCTTCAAACCAACGAGCGCGGCAACCACAGAGGGATGCACACCTATAGCCATGCAGACGTCGGTTTCTAGGCCGGCCCTTAATTCCTCAGCAGCGAGTTCCTCAAAGTTGAGAGCAATGCGCTCGTAGGTCATGCCCCCTTCGAGCAAGCCCACGATCCCACGATTTTCCTCCCCGTATTGGCGTTGCCAGTCCTGGCGCAGTTCGTCTTTCTGCCTCTTCGTGAGGGGCATCTCAGCAGGCACATGCAAGATGCCACGTGTGACCGCATCGTTCTGCAAGATCGCTTTGGTATACCTGAGCAGCTCGTGCAGAGTATCTATCTGCTTCGATGCCGGCACCAAAGGCGATAACCCTCGGAAGGGGTACTCCGGGTCTACCGCCCATTTCCAATGAGCTACGTCTTCAGCTTCAATCCGCTGCCTTGCCCCGGTGGAGTGCAGGAAGTCATAATGGTCCACCCACCGGTTGCCCAGCGGAATAGGCTCTATCTTGCCTATGTGGTATGGCCACACCTCGCCAGGTTGCGGCAGACTCTGACCCGGGTTGATCCTGTTCGTCGGCACCATATGCAGGAAGCCGTTGCCGCCAAAACCCCCGTACACAATCAGGTACTTCCACAGCTCGGCCTCGCCCATGATCGGGTTTGGGTTCTCAAACAGTCGGCGCAGCGGATGGTCCGGGATCTCGTCACCTTTCCTGGTGTAGACCCGGAGAGGAGCTTGAGCAAAGGCATCAGCTATAGCCCTGAAGCAAGCGAACACGAGCGCACATTGCTTGTAGCCATAGGTGATCAGGTTAGCCGTGCTGATCTGATTGAAGGTAGCAACCAAACCGGCAGCCACATCCATAATCGGAAATGCAGCCTCTTTCCTCGCCATCGTGGCGGGCTTCTTGACTACATCTCCGAAAAACCAGGGTGACTTGCTCAAAGACTAGAGATCCTCAGATTCAATTCGCCACGTTTCAATGCGCCCACGATGTACCTTTCAGCGTCCATAAAGTGATAGCTGCTCTTGTCGGCAATTTCCTCGGTAGGCTCGCCATTCACATCGAGCTTCCGGGCGTAACTCAGCTTTTGCTCCAGGTAACCGTGGAGGTCGTCGAACACTATGATCTCCCCACGCTTGTGAGCGCCGTACACGCGTCCGATACCTACTTCAACTTCCCTTACTGCCGGCTCTCTGACAGGCAGCCCGCCGTTACCAAACTCCCGGCGCCACTGCCCTTCTGAATGCGAGCCTCCAAAACACAAGGGGACCATAGGCTCCCCATCGAGTAACCGCTCGGCATGCTCCTTCGCCGTTCGGCCGCCGGCCTTGTACTCCCGGTACAGATAGAGCTTTCCCGTATCCGGTTCCTCGGCGTAGAACAGGGCTGCCGTGTTCACCCCGCCAAAGTCCAGCCCCAGATACCGTTCCCAACTATCCGGTATCGTGAACCTCGGGCGCTTGTGCAGCTTCTCATCAAAGCTGTCATAGATCAGCCCGGCCGGCCGTTCGAACATACCCCGGTAGAACATGTTGAACTTCCAGAGAGGCATACTATCTCGCGCCCTGATGTACTCCTCTTCGGGGAAGCTCGGGTTAGCCGTACTGTCGAATTGGATCACCTCGATCTCCGGGTGACCGCCAGGCTGCTTTCGACGTAGCTCCCACGGGTCGTATATGTTGGACTTAATCCAGCCCATGTTGTAAATGGTTGTGCCGCCCAGAACACGCCCCTTGTTGAGGGACACCCTACGCAACACTGCCTGCCAGGTCTCTACCGTGAAAGCGTCCTGGCCGCATTCATCGAGAGCTGCGGCCTTGGCCGTGGAAGACTCGAGGCCCCCACCCGACTCGGCCGAGCGAAGGATGATCCGGCCCCACATGTCATCGTCAGCTTTGTTCGCCTTGAACTTGCGCGTAACCGGGTCCGCAAGCTCGATAACTTTGTGATTGGACCAGTACCGCCCGATGCCCAGGATGTGCTCAAACACCTCACGCATCGAAGGCAGAAACTTCAATTTGAAAAGATCGTAGGAAGAGGTAACCGCTAGATAGTCACCAGGTCCCCTCAGTCCGGTCTCTCGCCACAGCCACCAGGGTATGTAACTCGTCTTGCCGCCCTGGGTGCCCGCGAGGAGGAAAATAAACCTCTTGTCCGATAACCAGCCCCGCGACTGACCTTCATGGAAGTTGAGACTTAGGCATCCCTCACTATCCAGTTCCCAAAGGTTCGTCGGTGGCACTATTCCCTGCCTCTATGGCTCCTGCCGTCTCCGCTCCTCGAACGGCCAAATTCACAATGACCTCTCGGACTAGAGGCGCGCCGTTCGCCCCGCTCACCTGCATGTTCACCGTTTCCCGGTACTTCTTCGGTGCATGGGCCTTGAGGAGAAAGATCATCAGCGTATCTGAGTAGACCGTCTCGACTGAATGCCCAACCTCTTTACCGTAGGCATAGTGAGGTATCTTCCGCTTGACGCCCTCCTGGGCGCGCCGCCAGGCTTCTCTCTCGAGGCCCTCTACCGCGCTCTGCTCAGCTTCATCCCAGGCCCTTGCAAACTCGATATCCGCCTCCCGCCACTCGTAAACAGTAGACCGACCTACCCGAGCTGCTTTGCAGGCGTAGCTCACATTGCAGCTCTTGGCCAGTGTCGTAAGGAACTTTGCCTTCTTGGCGTCCTGGCGCTCCTCGACCTTATCGGCCTTCCCTGCTTTTTCAGGTGTCCGATTTGTCCGGGTTTGCGCGTCCGTCATCTAAAGTTCCTCGTCTACCGCTACCAGCTCCGCGGCCCGCAACTCCTCGAGGCTCTGCATGACAACAGGGCCGAAGATGGCTTCGATGTCCTCATCACCGAAGCCATCTATCGTGCCCATAGCTCCCATAGTGCCCCTGGATCGCTCCAGAGGGGCGGGGAAGCGCCGCCAATCCTTATTGCCGGGCTTGTAGTCCGCGATGGTGTGGCCGGCCTGTAAACACTTCAGGTCCCACCAAACGCCTTGCTTCGATACCAGGATGTTGCCCTGGCAGTGAGGACACCTGTTGAAGGGAACCGGTATAGGGGGTTGAAAGTCCCTCGGTATGACCTGATTCCAGATGTATTCGATGTATGTGAGCGTGGTTGCAGTTTGTTCCAATTGGTAGCCCGGTTCTTATAGACCTTTTTGAATGCAAAAAGCGGCCACCCTCTCAGTAAAGAAAGGTGGCCGCTCTGGTGTCCAGTAGTCGGTTGTGTGCGGCTGGTATAAAGGTGCCGCTATGTTATGTCGAGATGATAGCAGAGAAGTTGCATATTAAGCTAGGGGTTGAGAGTAGTACTTTCGGGCTATATTATGGCCCCCATCGGTGTTTTACCAGGGGAGCGAAGGCCGAGCCTACCAGTTGATGCTTCTCAATGTAGAGCCTTCCGTCGCCCCAGCCATGCTCCAGTGTGTTCACCAGGCCGCTACAAATAGCCTGCATCGCATGAGCCGCGGACATCACGAAAGGATCATCGATGGGGCGTCCGGTCTCGGCGGCTATAGCCAAGCGGAAAGCATCCCATGCTTCCATGCTGTCAGTCTGTAAAGCTTTGCCTGACACGGCCTCTGCCTCTGCCTCTGCCACCGCCACCTGCAATCCTGGCCCCTAAAACAAAGTAGATAAGTAGATCGCCTATAGTACGCTCAAGAGCCTGACCGGGTTAGGGCCAGGCTCCAGCACAAAGCTATAGAGGACCTT